CAGGGTGCTGCCATCGGCATCGAGAATGATGCCTTTCAGGGCCCCCATACGCAGGTGTTCCAGCGTGATTGCGTGCTTGTTGCGCATCGTTTCCAGATGGCGGGCCATGACGCCGGCCACCGTCTCCAGTTCGGTTTCCGAACCGAAGGCGCGCAGCCCCTGGACTTCCTCGGGCAGCACCACATCGTCGTGCGGGATGTGGGGCACGACAAAGGAGCGCATCTTGCGCTTGTCGCGTTGCCCCACGGTACCGGGGCTGCCCACCGGTAGAGTCGGCAGCAGGTTCAGTACGCCATTCTTCTCCTCGATGAGGATCTGGCGGAAGCGCACCGGCTTGACCGGGAACAAGTTGAGGGACTCCAGCCGGCCATAGCGGTTCGGCAGGAGGTTGATGGCGGCCGTGAGGTTTGCCATCGAGAAGGCGGGATTCGAGAACGGGTTCTGCATGAGAAGGCTCCTTTAAACAGCGTGGCGAACGAGCACACCGGCCGCCTTGAGTTGGGCGATGGCGGCGGCTTTGTCGATTGGGGTGATGCCCGCCGGCCAGGTCAGGGCGTGATCGGCGACGACGGCATGGCGGGCAATCAGGATTCCGTCTTCGCGATCGACCAGGCTGGCGTCGATCGAGGTGGCAAGCACGCCGACAGCGACTTCAGTGCCATCGGTGGCAGCCGTATCGATCTGCTTGACCTTGTCCGTGGTGGCGTCGATGCCCACCACGGTTCCGAGCGGGAGGTTCTGACCAGCGGCAACGGTGACCTGGTCACGTGAATAGAGATTGGGGGCTTCGTACTTGAGCAGATCGCCCAGGTTGAGACCTTCGGTGATGACGGGCATGGGTTATTCCTTTCCGGTGAGTTTCTTGACGGCTGCCACCAGAGGGTTGGTGGCGGACTGGGTGGCTTGAGGGGTTGCATCCGGTGCGATCGTCGAGCGAATCTCCGGACTGTCGGCACGCGAGGCCAGCAGTGCCTTGCGCACATGGGCTTCGGAAACACCTTCGGCAAGGAAGGCAGCCGTCAGTTCGGGATGGCCGGCGAGGTAGCAGAGTTCGGCAATCGCCACGGCATCAGGGCGTGCCGCGCCGGGTGCAGGCGCTGCTGCAACGGATTCGTTGGCGTCGCTCTGCTCGTTGGCAGGGTCAGTTGCCTTTACCGAATCATCGGTCGGCAGGGTTTGAGGGTTTTGGTCAGTCATAGGCATAGGGGTGTTCTCCATAAGCGTTGAGGGGGATGCAGCCAGTGGGCGCGTGGAACCTGAAACCGCGTGGCCGCGCGCCCGGCGAGCCACCAGAAAGCTGCTGAAATCGGCAAGGACGGCATCGAGACTGCCGACCGCGTCCACCAGTCCCGCCGTGACAGCGTCCTCGCCGAAATAGATGCCGGCCTCAGTCGCCCGTACTGTCTCGGCATCGAGCCGGCGCATGGTGGCGACGTGATCGACGAACAGGCCATACAGGCGATCGACTTCTGCCTGCAGGCGGGCATGGGCGTCGGGGGTGAGCTTTTCGTGGGGAGAGAAGTCGTTCTTGTGGTCCCCGGCGGTGATCGGTGTGTAGCGATAGCCCTGCTGGGCATCCCGGGCGGTCTGATCGACATGCATGGCAATCACGCCGATGGATCCGACACCGCCGGTACGGCTGACTGCCAGTCGCGAGGCGGAGCAGCCAATCGCATAGGCGGCCGAGAAGGCAGAGTCGGCGGCTACCGCCCAGACCGGTTTCACGGCATCGACGGCTCGGATGTGCTCGCCGAGTTCGAAGACGCCACCCGCCTCGCCACCGGGGGAATCAATGTCGAGCACGATGCCCTCGACCGATGGGTCGGCGAGCGCGGCATCGACCATGCCGGCAATCTCTGCATAGGACGTGAAGCCGGAAGCCGGATCGAGGCCGACCGTGCGGCGTACCAGCGAGCCGACTACCGGGATCACGGCGATGCCAGCCGGAGCATCGATCGTCGGGCGCATCGATGCCAGGGGTGCCGCCAGATCCGACTGCGGGGGCTGTGGCCAGTTAACCCGCTCGCCCAGGACGGAGAGGATCACGTCCAGCTTGGCACGGGCGAGCAGAAGCGGCGTCCCGTAGAGACGGGACGCAAGATGAGGCAGATTCATGTCAGGGGTTCTCCGGGTTGTCGGGAACGGCGGGGGCAGTTGGCTGTGCCCCCAGGTCATGGCGGGGATCGGACTCGAACACCAGGCCGAGTGCATCGGCCCGAGCGTTGTCGGCGGCAATTTCGCGATCGACATCCTCGGCGTCGTAGCCAAACGACGAGATCGCTTCCGAGCGCGACAGCAGGCCGGCCCGCATCGCGGTCAGCATGGCGTTGAACTCCTTCTGCGGATCCACCCACTGCCAGCCCTGGGGAATCCACTTCACCGCGAGGTAGGCACGGCGTTGGGCCCGGTCACCCCGGGCATAACCCGGCAGTGCCAGCGATCCTTCGAGCACCGCCTGTTCGATAAACGCCTGCCAGATCGGCCGGCACAGCTGATGAACGATCACGCCGTGCTGCAGGGCTTCACAACGACGGCGGAACTCCAGCAACCCCGCCCGGATCGAGGAGTAATTAACTTGAGTGAGATCACCGGTCAGTTGCTCGTAGGTGACGCCCATAGCGGCAGCAACGGCCCGGAACTGCATGCGCAGGAACTCGGCATAGCTCGCGCCGACATCTGCCGGCTGCGAGAACTTCACGTCCTCGCCGGGTTCCAGGATCTGCAAGGTGCCCGGTTCCAGTCCGGCCAGTGCCACCCCATTGGGATCGGCAGAGCCTTCACCCATCAGGTTGTCTTCGGGTGCCAGGCGTGTGATGAAGCCAGCGAACATGGCGGCGGTTTTCTTGCGCACCAGTTCGGCATCGTCGTACTGGTCGAGTTCGTTGAGTTTGACCAGGGCACGTGCCAGCCACGGCTCACCCCGGATCTGACCCGGACGCAGCGGACGGAACAGATGCAAGATTTCGCGGGCATCGATGCGCGCGGTTTCCATGCCCCCATTACCGGACATCGGTGCCAATGCGCCATCCTCGGGATGGGTCCGATAGAGGTGATAGGCCACCCGCCGTCCGAGGCGATCGAACTCGATGCCGGCACGGATCACGTTGCCGTTCTCTGCCGTGGTGTTGAGGGTCACGGGCAGATGCTCAGGTTCAAGCACCTGCAACTGCAGGGCTACCGCCAGTCCATCCTCCTTGCGACGGTAACGGAGGCGGATCAGAACCTCACCCCCTTCCAGCATGGCGCGACAGGCCAGCGCCTGCAGCCCGTAGAAATCGGTCAGGCCGGCGGCATCGGCATCCAGCGTCCAGTCGCGCCACAAGGACTGGATTCGCTCACGGATGGTCGGGTCCGCGACCAGCGACTGCGGCTTGATGCCGGTGCCGATGGCATTGGCCACATAGGATTCCAGTGCGGCATTGGCCCAGGCATTACGCCGTACCAGGTCGCGGCTCTTGGTGCGCAGTTCCGTCTGGGTTGCCGTCATTGCCGCGACGGCACCCGGGTTGCTCGGCAGCCAGGCGAACGAACGACGGCCACTCCCGGCTGCCTCGTGTAGCGGACTGCTGCCGAACATGCGACGTGAGACTCGTTTCAGCCAGCCCATTCAGAAGCCCTTTGCCGTGGTGATTCGGATCTGGCGGGCAGCACGCGGAATCAGTCCGGTGGTCACGGCATCCTTGTGCAGTGCGACCTCGACCTCGTGAATCGCCGCCGTGAGTTCGTCGATCGAACGATATTCGACGGTCTTGTCGCCGAAGGTCACGCGCTTCTCACCTTTCGCCAGTGCGTCGCGCAGAGCCTGCAACTGGCCCTCGGTGTAGGTCGGCGTGCTCACCGGAACACCACCAGGCTGGTCTCGGGTGTGTCGGCCAGTGACCCCGACGAGGAGGTGCAGACGATCTCCAGCCCGGCCTCGACCTTGTTGTCGGCGGTACCGCGTGCAGCAGCAAAACGAACGGTGCCGCTGTTGGTGTTGCTGCGACCGGTGGCGACCCAGCAGTACGCCGTATCGGGCATAGCGGTTTCGAAGGCGATGCGGTACCGGCCTGTGGCCAACCGGGTCACCGACGCTACGTTGAAGGCGGCTCGTAGCTGCACCGCCCAT